TATGACTTCTTTTACTATGATATTATGTCTTTCCTCATTGTAATATGATCTTATATCCAAATCAACACTTAAATCATGAAAAAAATCATCTCCATGCAAACCAAAATATTGTATATTTTCCTGTCTTGGAGTTATAAATACAACCTCTCTTGTGTCGCTGCCAAATCCTACAGATCTTCGTTCCCAAGCCTTCTGGAATAATGGTTCTCTACCAGCATCTCCAGAACCACCCCATCCATTATGAAGTAATGTGATTAAATCGTCCAGTGCTGAATATGTTATAGATCCCATATTACCACTTTACGGTTTCCCCCTCTTTAAGTTTTTCCTCCAGTTCAGGTATTTCTCCTGCTGAATACTGATATGTTTCATCATAAGGAAATGTCTGTCCTTCCCATGTATCATTAGGACTAAATGAACCCATTGCTGGTCTCATATGTTTTGTTCTATCATTAAATTCTGAATCTGTTTCTTGTGATGATCTTCTTCCAACATACCAAAATTTTCTCGCTATCTTATAAGCAACACTATCTAATAAGGTAAATCTTTGTTTAGCAGTTAAAGGTTTATCTGATGTAGTTCCCTTATGCCTGTTATATTCCATTCTTAAATCTAATGGAGACATATGAGCCCATTTTACAGTTTCTATCCATGTCTTTAAAGCCATTATATTTGGAACTCTATTGGCAGGTAATAGTTCTCCCTCATAATATTCTGGTAATGCTTCATGTGTTTTGTCAAATCTTCCCTTAGTTAACACATCATCTGGTGGTTCTTCGTATAGAAACTCCTGTGGTTCTCCTACAGTTCGTTTATAATAATCAACTATATCATCAACATCAGTGAGGTCTATGTTTTGTGGAATATATTCAATTCCCTTTGGAGTCTTAACACCAATATTTCCATTCTCATTTTCTACAGGAGTATAATCTTCCATTCTTAATTTGGTTTTTACATAATCAGTGACACCTTCTAACAAATCCTCTGCTTTTTGTTTACCTGCCTGATACTTCATAGCAAGGTAAAGTATTAACCCACTTCCTTTCATTATGGAATCACGAATACTTCTCTACGATTATCAACACATCTATCAATATCTTCTTGCCAGATCTTTTTAGATTCGCTGAGGTTTGCTATACCACCTGTAGGAAGTTCATCCATTCTAAAACTGGTGTTTAGAATATCAATAGATACCATCTTAATAATTGCATCTTTAATATCTGCTGGAACAGTAGTATCACCAGCAAACTCTTCTCCACCGTATCTATAAGTAACTCTAATTCTATTTTTTCTTAAGATGGAAAAGATAAATCCTCTCATGAATAGTCTACCATATTCATATTCTATATCATACCATTGACTATTTCCAAGTATGTTATTCCAACTTGAACCAGCTCCTTCCCAGATTTCAATCTTATCCCCCTCACTGGCATCTAATTCATAGATGTTTCTGTGCTGTAGGAATATAGGTGTTCCCCATCCAAATGTATAAACCAATGGTAAATCATGAACCTCTCTTGTTACCTTTTTAGACCTCCAAGCATGACCCATTCTTCGGTCAATTTCATCTTCCTTTCGGTTGATTAGTTTTTCAACCTGAGCCTTATTAGGTGTTGTATTAGCAGTTATAGGTATCCTTAAAAAATCAGCGATATCATATGTAGTACAATATGTCGTAGCCATACATTATATAAACTTTGTATTGTATATAAATTTACTTAAAGACTACAGTTACTTCAGCATTCCCTGTAACATCTGCATATATACCAGATTCAAACCTTCTATGAATGTTTGGATATGTACCCTGTGCTGCTGTGAAAATAGTAAATTCGGCTGTTCCACTTCCACTAGTTCCATTTTTAAATACTACCTTATCTGATCCAGAACCCACTTTTGTTACAAAAACTCCTACAATAACACCATGATTTCCTTTTATCAGAGTATCAGAATTAAACGATACTATATTATGATTCAGTTCTACCATGTATAGTCATTAACTCTGTCATATATAAACTTTAAGAAAAAAAAAGGGCTGTTTTTGGACTCTAGTAGCCTATAACTAGAAACTCGAATATTTTTGAGTTTACTAACGCTGAGGAATTTGGTACTTCTGCTAAGATATTACCGTTTCCTGAACCAGTGAAAGTTTTGATTTTTTCATTGGTTTTGTCGTATTGCACTACTAGTTTTGAATCCGTAAATGTAGGAATCACTGCAACTAGTGTGGATATTCTGTTCTCTTTAAGATCAGCCGACACTCCGTTGGTTGCATAGTTATCAGAAGCCCCAAATGTGACTTTGATACTATATATTCGTAGCTTAGATACTAATGCTGCTTGTACTGATAAAGTCTTTCTAACATTAGCATTTGTCCAATCTGATGTACTGATTGTTAAAGCCATATAATTAGGATTATATTAACACTTATAAAGATTACTTCCACCAAGCACCTAATAACTCAATCCCAGTAATGGTTTCTATTACTATAGAACCAAATAGGAATATAATTACTAAATCCCTAGCTTTTGCCAATTTCTCATTATGATATAACTGTACCATATTTCCTTAAAATAACACTTGAATATAAACTTAACTAAGTTAGTTAAAAAAAAGATTAGAGGACTATACTGTCCGTTCCTCTATTAACGGATATTCTTTGACCTTTTAGGTCTATCTTTTCTTTCGTTGGAATATCTGATGTCTTGATTACTTTTGTTCCAAGATTAACTGTGATTGATTCATTCTTAGGTAATACTGAACTTTTCTTACCAAAAACTAATCCATCATCTGTTATGGTTGATGTTCCACGATTTGCTGTTAGTGTTGTCATACTATTCATTAAACTAACTAGTACATATACTCTTGTAAGCTATGTTCTTGATTTTTCACAAAATTAAAAAAAAAGAGGGGTTTTATAGATTAAGATATCCCTACTCTATTCCTAGAGTTTTATATCTCTAATCTTGCCTTGAGATTTGAAGTGACGACAAACAGTTTCTCCCATAGTTCTGAATACACCTTTCTCAACAAATGCGTTGTTGACGAATGGGTATGCTGGACTTCTACGAGTTGCTTCGTAGTATTCCGTTGGGATTGCAATTTGTATTCCAATTCTTGGATAACCATATCCTTCTGCATCTGATGTATCAAATGCAAATAGTCTACCAATTTCACTGGCATCGCCAGAGTCGCTTGGTGCATCCTTTGATGGGATGAATGGTATTCCGTAAATGCTGTCCACATGAATACCTACTCCTGTACCTCTAAAGGTTTGTATACCATTAACATCGATTTGCACCAATGCTTCTCCGTAAGGATTTGGAATCCTGACAGAAGGCATATATAGTCCTTGAATTTCGGAATAGACCTCGTGTGAACCTAAGAATACGTTTGGATCTTTACCAGCAGCAATACGAATCTTTCGTAAGAAAGTTCTTAATGTATCGTCTGTTAGTACTCCGTTTGTGCCAATAGTTCCTGATGCTGACTCAACAGTACAGTCAAAATCACTTGAGCTGTCTCTGTCAATAGTTGCATTTGCTGCCCATGGATCGTATGAACCAGTAGTTGATGCACCTAATGCAGTTTCTTCTGCGTTGGATGAAACAATTCGGTCTAATGACTCCCAATCTGTGGTGCCAGCATTTGTTCCAGAACCAGATATGGTTCCTTCAACATCGGCTAAGAGCATTCTATTTAGGAATTCTTTGTGTTGTACTGCCATATACAATCGAAGTGAACCAAGTCCACCCCAAATGTCGTCTTTGCTGTGTGTAGCCAACCACTCCATAACTTCTGATGCTGAGAAAGGCAGTTGTGCTGTCTTTGGTCTAACATCAATTTCTTGTAGTGTTGGTTTTACTGTCTCAGCAATGAGTCCACCTTCTGCTGTACCACCAAGAGTAGTATTACCATTGGTTGTATTTAGCACTGGTTTTGCAGTAATAACCCTCCATCCTGATTTATCCCAAGGGTACTTTGGTAAGATACCAAAGGCATTGGCTTCAAGGTTGAGCTGTGCCCATGCATATGCTCCATAGATTGCGTTAAAAACGCCTGCTGTGGAAGTAGTTGCTGGTGCATCTGCTTTTCGTAGGAGGTTTCTATTGTATCCGTAATAGAGTGCTTCTAATTCATCAATAGTCTTTATCTGAACCATATCTACCACTGTCCGACCTCTTCAGGTGTTGGTTTGTAGTATTTTCCGTTCAAGATATCTCGTGCAACATTGCTCAAACCTTCGAATCCATTACTTCGTGCATCTTTAAGAATTGGTGAGAAATCCCCCATGGATTTGTCAACGTTCTCTAGTGCTGCACTTGGTCTTGGTGTCTCGGTTGAGAAAGTATGCTCAGACTTTTGAATTGAAGTTAATTCTTCGGACTTTTCTTGCATGGAAAGTTTTCCTTGATCTGCTTGAGGTTTCTTTGCACCATCTACTTCTTTTCGGTCAGAGTCAAGACCAACTTGTCTTGAGTTTGACTGATAGGTATCTGGTACTTTGACATCAGCACCTACATCATTATCTGAACCTGCACTTCCTGCTGGTTTCAGTGGTAAATCTGTTGGTTTTTCTAATGCCTTTAGTCTCGAGTCAAATTTTCCGATTGTTTCGCTTACACCCTTTTGGGTTTCAGCAAGTGATTGAACAACGTCAGTAAGAGTATCAATACTGGATTTTACTTTCGAAAATGCTTTTGAAGCATCTTGGCGTAATTCCTCAGTAGTTTCCTCTCCATGACTTTCTTCTTTTTCGTCTTCAGAATCTTCTTTTTTCTCTTCGGCTTGTTTAGAATTTTCTTCTTCGGTCATGTTATTACCTAATCTATATAAATGGGGTTTATATATATTTCGGACTAAGCAAAGAATCATCATCATCAATTGCTCTTGAGGGATCTCCTCTCTTACTGTTGCCTGCTTCAGTAGTATAACCTTCCTTTTTAGATTCTTTTATATCATTAACATCATGCACAATTATCTCCATTTCAGGTGGTATCTCGGTTATTGTGTGGTTTTGACCACTTCCTTGAACGTTAGTATAACCCTCATTACCGTATCCTAAGCCCCTTTGACCTGCTCCAAATTGACCTTCTGTTACCTTGCTTATTATTGATTCTAATGATTTACGCATTGCATCTTTTCTGGGGGGCTTTAATCCTTCCTTTTCTGGAAATTTTTCATAAAGCCAATCACCATAATCTGGTATGTCATCTGATTTAACACCTCTATCTGCCCAATGTTCTCTATTTTTTGATTCAAATGATTGATAGTCACCTTGATCGAACATTCCTCTCTGTCTTTCATCCCATTCTTCCCATGCTCTATCTGTAGGGCGTTTACTATATGACATCCTTTCAGGGTCATAACCAGTACCTTCATGAGAAATATCTAAATCCATGATTTTTTGTTCTGGAGTCGGTTCTGGTTTTGGTTTGTCACTACCTTTTCCATCCATAGAATCTTTACTTACTATTGATTCTAATGATTTAGTCTTTCCACAATGTGGACATGGTTCCTCTTCATATACATCAGATGTTTCTAATAATAAATCTTCCCATGATTTAACAGGCTTCTTTTTTTTCTTACCCATTTTCTTAAATATTGATTTAAATGATTTATCTAATTGTGGATGCTTCACTTCATGCCTTTCTTTAATCTGTCCACTCCTTTTATCATCAAATGTTTGTGGAAGTAATCCTAAATTTGCAGCAGAACCAAGTTCATCCATGTCAAGATAATTATCTTCATTACTACTACCTTCTCCCATTCTTGCTTCTGTTGATTGTCTTTGGAACTCATTATCTAATGGTTTTGGAGTTTGAAATTCACTAAAATCCCTACCCATAAATTTTACACCTTCAGGCATATTCTCATATTCATAATCTGTTGGTTTGTTACTTTCTCCATGTAATTGAGCTTGTGTTGGTTTAACTGCATCTTTAAATAATGATTCAAATGATTTACCTACCATACCTTCTCTATCTCCTTTACCTTCAGCAAATTCTATAATTTTTCTATTACAATTTTCGCACACTTTAATATCTCCTTCATCCCCAGTATCTAATCTAACACGCATAGGTATTGTTCCTTCCTCTTTACAACCCACACCACTACACTCTCCTTTAACTATTGATACAAATGATTGATTTACCATTGATCCTATTTCAGCATCAACTATTTCTTGCTTTCTTCTTTTTCTATTTCTTGCTGTTCGTCCTTTGTTAGTTTGCTTTTCATCTTCAAAAAAGTCTGGTGATCGTTTAAGATCTTCTTCTACTTTTCTCTGTTGTTTTCTTTGTTGTGCTACAACATTGGCTGGTGTTCCTGCACTACCAAGTGCATCAATTTTCTTATCCTTATCAGGGTCATCACCCTGAGATAAACTCTGAAATTCATTTTCCATATCATTGTAATAATGTTCTGATTCTCCCTCAGCCATCCAGTCTTGATAATCTTCATCAGCATCTAATTCTGCTCTGGTAGTTGATGCAGGCATTAATGGTTTCTTTTTCTTGGGTGGTTTTTTTCCCATTTTTTTATATTGATATTCATCTGTCTTAGGTTCCCACTTATCATCTTCCTTAAATATTGATGTTAATGTCTTCTTAACTTTTTTTTTACCACTATTCTGTCTAGCATCACCATTGATAGTTAGACCTCTCTCTGCTGGATGGTCATCCTTACCTTCAACGGTAGGCTGTGGTAATCCTTGACCTACCCATGTCTCTCTTCCAGTATTTTGATTATACATAGAGTGTTGGTCTCCCATAGAATTAGAGTGATCATATTTAACAATACCATGCTCTGCCAGTGTTTTACCACAACCAGAACATACTTTGTTTAATTCCTCTTTAGTCAAAAATATTTCTAATCCATCTTTTGCAACTTGTTGTATCATACCTGCTTCTATTGCCTTTTCTAATTTATGTTGAATAGCACCACAGAACGCAGCAGGATCATTCTTATCCTGATTCTTTTCTTCACAATGGTCAAAGTCTCCTTTACCACCCTTGCCATCAGGTATTGGTTTTGTAATATTATCTGCTTTACCTACATCATCTTTTGGAGATTTACCACCATATCGTTTTGGATCCATTTGTGACAGTTCTCGTTCAACTTTAGCTCTATTGCAAGTTGGACATATATCTATTCTTTTTCCATCAACCACATCTGTTTCTGCATAACTATGCCATTTTCCATCCTTTCCTTGTCCTTCAACAATCTGATCTTTTGCTCCACAATTTTCACATGGTTTTATTCTTCTAGTTTTATTACCAACCTCTTTTAAATATCTCTCTGTGTTATCTGCTGGCACCGATGACCAGCTTGCAACAGCTCTGCCTATTTTCTTATTTTGTGAAACGTCATCATCTTTCTGATCTATACTTACCTTTGAAACATAACAACCAAACTTATCGCATTTGATAATCATCTTACCGTCTTCTCTTACCTCTGCGTTGGTAGCAGATTTTGCAACTGGATTGTAGTCAGTAATTAATGCTAGTGGAACTGCTGGGTCAGCACATACTGCAACCTCATAGTGTTCCAAATCTTTTAATGAATAAGCAATGGAGCCATCTTTCATCCTGACAGGGTCTCTGTCAGACTTCGTGGCTCCTCCGAATGATAATCCCTTATACTCTCCTGATTTAATCTTCTTCCATATCTCATTATCTAATTCATAATCCTTGTGTATCTTACCTGTTATCTTAATTGCTGGGTATTCTTCTCCATCCTTATCTTTGTATGTATCTTTTGAATAATTTATTCCCTTACCTATAATTCTATTACTATGAGTATCTGAAATTGGTGCTCCCCTGTCCATCCATATAGGAAGAACTTTATAGAGTTCATCAACAACTGTAATTTCACCCTGCTTGTCTTTTATCTGAACTGTTAGATATCCCTCAAAGAATCTTTCATCTCCATGAATAGGCTGCATATTCTTCGTTACCAGTCTATTGAAAAACAGATCATTTACCATGTTAATCATTAACCATTACTATATATAAATATTAAAAAAAAAGAGGGGTTAACCTATTTCTTTGCTTTTGTTATAGCGAAGTCTGCTGCGAATCCTGTTACTAGACCTATAAGAACTACCCCAGATTCAGTCAGACCTTCGACAATTATGTTTTGAGATAATGCCAAAGCTGCAAATGTTGCTATGATAACTGATCCTGCTAGTTTCTTTGCACTATAAGGTTCTTTACTGTGTAAATAACCCCTTAGCGTATTTAGCCCAGCTCCAATAATTGAAGCGACTGCTACTAATACTAATGCTTCTACCATAACAAGACCACTCTAATCCTGTATTTAAGTATTTATGTCAATAATAGGAATGAGTCTGTCAGTTCTTTTACCCAATCACATTTTTTCTTATTTTTTGCTTTTACCATTTTTACCCCACTCTGATACTTCCTTAGATATAGATAGACCTGTTACAAATATAGCAGAGATAAAAGCAATAACAATAGACATATCAAAAGTTAATCCTATATCATAAATTGATTCAGCAACATTACCACCTACTAAAGGAGAGAAAAACGATATACCGAAATTTCCACCTATCCTAGCAGTGGGTTTTAGCATTGTCATATAATTAAATTATATGGAACGTATATAAATTTACTTGTGTGGTCTAAGGAATTTTTCCTTAATCATGCCTAATATTGAGTGGGGGTTCATTAAGACCATCGCTGCAAACTCTGCATCTCCATTTGCGTGACCTACAAACTTACCACAGCTATAACAGACATATACTTCATGCCTACCATCACTATAACCGTATAACTTCTTACCACACTTACATTTCCTCATAAACTGAATTAGAAACGTTAATTAATAAGTATTTTGTATACCATATATGGCTACATCATTTTATGTGTATGACACATTAAAGGAGTACAAGCTGAGATATGGCGATAAAGCAAAATTAGAGATGTTTCAGACAAAAATAAAAGATATGTATGTTACTGAAGATAAAAAATTATGGGTTGTGACAAATTTTACAGAAGAAGCAGCAAAACCACAATTAAACAGGTCTATAGTTCATTTTTATGCAGGAGAAGTTGCATACTATAAAAAAGGTGATGAACAACTAATAGTAGATGGTAAAATAGCATATAACGCTAATGATGAAATAATAGAAATATTTCCAAGAAAATTAAGAAAACCAGTTTTATTCTTTAGGGTTGGAAGATTTTATGGTGATAAGCCAAATAAGACAGCAAAAATAAATTACAAGTACAGATATTACGATTTTACATCAAATAGGATAAATTTAATCTTAAAGTAACTATCTTCTAGTACTTGATGGATTTGACATTAATGCTTTCCAATCTTTACCTAATTTCTTCTTCATACTAAGCCAAAATGGATCAACATTAAACATACCACCCTTTTTGTTATATTCCTTTGTTACGTTAGCTATTCTTCTGTGGCATCCCCTACAAAATCTTGCATTAATCTGTTCTATGCCAAATTTATGTTTACCACAAAAAAAACATAATCCATACATCTTATCAGCTATTTTAACCAGTAAAGGTTCTCTACCACGTTTTCCAGCACATTCTCCACAAATATCAGCGATAGTTGCAGCAGCAGCATCTTTTTTGAAGCAATTAAGACAAATTGCTTCTTTATAGTTATCTACGTGCGTATATTCGTTATCTTGATGAGTTTTCCAGAGCTTTTTACCAATAGCAAGCCCACCATCATCAACATTGAGTTTTGTAGCCATTACTTATGTGCCAACAACATTTTCTTTAATGCGTTTTCTAATATGATATACATATTATTTAAAGTGTATTTATCATGTGAATTTTCATGTACAACAACTCCTATCCTATTCCAAGTCTCTATAAGTGTTTTTGCTAGTTCAATACGCTCGGAATCTATCTTTTCAACAACTCTAGGCTTTGATTCCTTAACTACCTTAGGTTCTGCTGCCTTGTATACATCTACTTCCTTTACGTTAATCTTTATAGTAGCCTTTTCTTTCGGTTTCGTTTCCTCTTTTTTAATAATAAACTTTTTGGGCTCATTCTTCTTTACCATCTTCCCACCTCCTTACACTATCAAACTCATTCTTAACTAATTCTCTGGCACTTCTTACTGTCATCGCTGCATTCTTACGCAGTTCGCTTACAGTCTTTGATTTTGTCCAGCCAAAATCAACTGCCGTTTGCAGAGTATTTTTGACAATTTCGTAGTTCTTGGGATTAATACCGTCAGGAAATGACTTCCTACTAAGAGAAGTTCCACTTCCACTTGAAGGATGTCCTTGTCCAATTCCACCCACATCTGTAGGCAGTCTACTGCTTGGTTCCCCTTCGAAATCCTGTGTGTCTTCCTCAGGTGCTGCTGTTCCCCTACCTCTACCTTGTTTTTGCTCTGCACCCATCTGCAACATATCTTTTGCATTAAATGCCGTATCTTTCGATACCTTGAATTCGCCAGTATGAGTTCGTGTAATATCAAATCCCATCGCTTGTAATGCTTGCATATTCTGGATTTCAACTCCTTGTATTTGCAAGTCTCTAAGGTGATCAGTTTCCTCACCAGTCTTCAATCTTAATTCCCAATCATCTATGTTCAATAATGCTGCTATCTTTCTAAAGAATGACTTCATGAGGATGTCTTGACCCCATTTGATTGCTCTATTCGTTATAGTAACTTGCAAACCCTCCTGTGACCAACCAGAAGGAAGTTCACCGTAATAGAGGGGTAAAACACCATATATAGCACCAATGATCATCCTTAATTCCTTTCTTATTGCAATAAATTCTAATTCCTTCAATGAACCAGTAAAGTCTAGCCATTGTGCCATATTCTTGCTTCCCTTGTCACTTTCAACCAATAACGGATGAATCATGTAGGGGTCTTCTTGTGCTTTCTGCTCAAGAACGTCCATTGACTTTCTAAACGTTTCGTAGTTCCTTGATGCTATTACTAGTAATCCTCGTGGTGGTCTCATCTTGTCAAAGTACTTTCTTATGTATTCGTCCATGTGTGATAAGGACATTGCCTTAGACCATATTGAATAGATTGGTGAATAGCCGTATATAAGACTTGGTTTGTACTTTCCTGCTTTCCAGATAAGTTCACCCTCACCATATATAACTCTCTTAGGCTGTGGTATTCCTATGGAGTATACAGAGTTAACTTCTGCTACTGCTTTAAGGGCTTCTGCTCCACATCTTTCACATACAGGTTCTGATAGTCTTCTGTCTCTGTGTTCAAACTTTGGGCATACAAATATTGGGTTTCTTTTATCATCATATCCTATTCTTCCATCAGAGTCAGCAATCATTGCTACCTGTGGTGGATCTACTCTAAGGAACTCTTTTATTTCTGTCCTGTCAGGATCTATCCTATTACTTGCATCGTCTATATAATAATTTTTTAATACTAAAAGATAAGCGTTGTCGGCAATCTCGAGATCTCTTTCCAACTGCCTTGCTACATCTTCTAGGTTTTGATCGTTACCATTAACTGGTGTATTTAATAATTCTTCTAATTTTGACCTATGTTCTGGAATAGGTCTTTTAAGGTCATTAGAACCACAAGTATCACATTGTAATTCTGCCTGTTTTGCTTGTTTCTTAATATCACCTTTCTTTTTGGGTAATGCATTAAATGGCTCTGCATCATCATTACTTTCAAATGGCTGATCATCAGGTTTATCTCCTACTGCTGGTTCGTATTGAAACTCCTTTGAGCAGTTGGCACATTTATACTTCCATTTCTCCACTACTTCAAATCCATTCTTAAACATCTCTCTGTTTAGTGTTTCTATTGGTATTCTTAATGCATCTATGTTATCTGCCAACTCATAAATCATTATAAGTGGGAATGGGAATATTGGAAGTTTGGCACCAGTATCAGTGCTCATATAAGGTTGTGCTATGCTTGGTCTTGTTGTGGTTTCAGTATATGCTTTATTTGCAGTTCCTAACCTGAAAACACCTTTAATTGTATCTACAAATCCCATATTTTCAGTTAATTTGGTACTTTATAAACTTTGTCAGGTTCTGTAACGATTTTGTTACGTTTTTGTTTACGAACCACCGTCTAGTGAGGTATTTTCTTATCACGCTAGCACCAACATACCAGAATGATATAGTAAGCATTCCTAATGGTTCACCACTCTCTATGGTATCAATGTAATGGGGTAGTATGGTATAATTTAAGCAAGTTGCCACTCCACAGGCTATTGATGTGTCAACTACTACCTCCACGATTGTTTTTTTCCTTGAATCTTTCTTCATATTAAAAATATAGACATACTTAATATAAACCTTACCCTTTTAGTAATTAAGCCTAATGGTGTGAGCTTGCATACCTGAGTAGATTCATACGAAAGGGAGGACTGAAGTTGCGACTCAGTTAGGCTTTTATAAACATTATATAATGGTAGATGCATCAATAATCATGATGGAAGAACAAAAAGATGAAGATGCAGCAGGAGAAGCCTGTGAATTTGCTTTATTAAGTATTAGAAATAAGATTGTGCCACCGATTAGTGCTATTAACTCCCAAGATACTTTAGAGGTCTTTTTAGGTACCCTTTCAGGTATTATAGCAGGATGGGGTATGGTGTTAGAAAAGAAGGATAAAAAACTATACAAAAAACTTTTAACTGCGTTGGAGCAAATGTCACTTAGATATGGTGGAGTTAGAGGTAGAGGATTACAATGAGCTTTTCGACTGGTTTACCCTTATTATGGGAAGAAACCCCCAAAATATCACATCACAGGCAAAGAGTACATTCTGGAAGTTAAAATTCCTTTCTGACGATAAGATAAAAGAAGAGGGATATGATGAAGATGAGGATGAATCAACATGACTAGGTTTTACTGCACTACCTGTTGTAAGATATTTGAAGATAAGGATATAAAGTGGTGGAATAACTCCCAAGTCTGCGAAAGATGTTACCAGAAGTATCTTAAATACCAAAAAAACGATACAGGATACCCTAAAAATAGGGGATAAGACCACAACTTTTATAAATGACTATATTGTAGGTGTTTTATGGATTACGAAAAATTTGGCATTTGCATAACAGTGATCATAGTTGGATGTCTAATGGGTGCTGCTGGAATAGCATCAGGAGAATTTGGCATAGAACTAGCACAAGGAGATCATAAAATTCCATTTCCAACATCATCAACAAAGACAGATAACGCTTACTTTGAATGGTGTTATAAAATGAAAATAGACTGTAGTTAG